TGGCCACATACTGACAAATGTTATAATTGTATGGTATACTTAAACCCACATAACCATATGGGTGCTGGTACATCCTTCTACGAGAAGATCAACGATGATCCTCTTGGTTCAGAACACGTTGACACTTGGAGAGACGAGTCTGAATATAAGGAACTCTTTAATGTACTAGATAGTTATAACACAATGGTCGTTTTTCCTGGTCATATATACCATGGACAAAGACCTATCTCAGGAGTCCATAAGGATGAAATGAGAATCACCTTTATCACCTTTTTCGGTGAAAAAATCCAACGTATTTTAACCCCAGAGTAATGCCTACCTATCCTGTAATCAATAAGAAAACTGGAGAGAAGAAAGAACTCTCCATGACCATGAAAGAATACTGCGAATGGAAAGATGAGAACCCTGACTGGGATAAAGACTGGTCAGAAGGTATTGCAGGCACTACTTATGGCACACCGAAACTAGATAATGGTTTCAAAGAAGCCATGTCTAAAGTGCAAGCAGCACATCCTGGTGCAAATCTATCACGCTTTACTTAAATGCCCATCTACAAGTTTGAAGATACTAAGACTGGTGAGGTAGAAGAAAAGTTTCTATCTCTTGCTGGTCGTGAAAAGTATCTAAAGGAAAACCCTCACATCAAGCAGTTGGTTAATTGGAGAGGTTGTGATACTACTGCCTCTAATCAACAGGATCAACAAATGGCAGACGTTGCCACACAACATTATAAAGTAGCAGGAAAAATCCAAGATGGATTGAAACCCTACTTACCTGACAGCGCACGAATTTTTTAATGGCACGAGCAAGAAAAGGAACTAAATCTCCTAAAACTTTCCCCACTAATATGTCTAAGCGACAGATGAAAAGAAAGAAACCAATTGACTCATCATATCTTCGTAATATTGAACCCCTGACTGACAATCAGGAAGTGGTGTTTGATGCGTACGCAGAGGGACAAAATTGTGTCCTCCATGGTGCTGCAGGTACTGGCAAAACTTTTATTGTGCTGTATAATGCACTTAAGGAGGTTCTTTCAGAGGATTCTCCCTACGACAAGATCTATATTGTTAGATCACTTGTACCTACCAGAGAGATTGGTTTCCTGCCAGGTACTCATGAGGATAAATCCATGTTGTATCAAGTTCCTTATAAGAACATGGTACGTTACATGTTTGAGATGCCTGATGACAATTCCTTTGATATGTTGTATGATAATCTTAAGGCACAGGAAACCATCTCTTTCTGGTCTACATCTTTCATTCGTGGTGTTACTATGGATGACTGCATCGTTATCGTGGATGAGTTTTCAAACTTGAATTTCCACGAGTTAGATAGTATGATTACCCGCGTTGGTGATAATAGTAAGATCATGTTCTGTGGAGACATTTCACAGACTGACCTTGTAAAAGAGAATGAGCGTAACGGAATCTTAGATTTCATGCGTATCCTACAACTCATGAAAGAATTTACTATCGTTGAGTTTGGGGTTGATGATATCGTACGTTCTGGACTTGTCCGTTCTTACCTACTGAACAAATTGAATCTAGGTTTATAATGTCTATTGCAATTGAATCTAAAGATATGGAGGAGAAGATTTATAATCTTTTCCCAACTCCATTAAGTTACAAGAACGTTGGAACTGATCTTGTCAATCAAACAATGATTGATGAAACTCAGAAAACGTTTCATAAGTCAATGGAGTATAGTAATGTAGGTGGTTATCAATCATCACCAAATCTTAAAGGTCCTGCTTGGCAACCCTTGTTTATGGTTGCTAAAGCACAACTTATTGAATATCTAAAAACTCTTGGTGCTGTTGCAGGCGAGTGGAATATTCAAGGTGCTGGACTGTGGTTGAATGTCAATGGCAGAGGACATTATAATAAACCACACAATCATGGAGGTACACACTTTAGCGGTATCTATTACGTTAAAGTTCCTCCCAAGTCTGGAATGCTTTATTTCCAAAGACCTTCAATGCATAATCCTATCATTGAAGAGCATGGTAAACTAGCGGACTACGGTCCTCTCATTGAGATCATGCCGAGGGAGGGAGACATGTTTATCTTCCCTTCCGAACTCAATCATGGAGTTTATCCTAATTATTCTCGTGAAGAACGCATCTCAGTTGCGTTCAATCTAAATATTCTTGGTTATCAATACTGATGTTTAATTTTGTGCAGGTGAACTACGACAATCTGGAAGAACCAGATGTCGTTACGGAAAACGGTAAACGTTTTTATAAGTTCCCTTCTGTCGCAGAAAAATATCCATCAGTAACCACCGTCACAGGCGTTCGTTCTCGTCAGTCTATTGCTGAATGGAGACGTAAAGTCGGTGCTGAATACGCGAACAAAGTTACTACAAGGGCATCCTCGCGCGGAAGCGCATTTCATGCTATAATAGAAGAACATATCCGTGGTTCTCTAGATGAGCAAAAGTACAAAAAAGACCCTCTTGCACTTAACATGTTCAAAATGGCTCGGAAGACTCTTGCTCGGGTGGATAACGTTCACGCTCTTGAAACCCCTCTTTACAGTCATGTATTCGCTCTCGCTGGTCGCGTTGATTGCATTGCTGAATTTGATTCTGAATTAGCAGTAATTGATTTCAAAACTAGTACCAAAGAGAAGAAAGAAGAATACATTGAGAACTATTTTGTACAAGAGTCTGCCTATGCTGCCATGTTCTATGAACGTACAGGTATCAAGGTAAAGAAAATTGTCACACTCATCGCAACAGAGGAAGGATCTGTTCAAGTATTTCAGAAGTACAATCTTAATGACTATTTACAACTACTTAAATCTTACAAGGAAGAATTCTATGCCCTCCAAAGCAAAGGATGAAAAACCTTTCATGACTCCGACAAAGTTTTCGGAAAGAATTGAAAGCATGGTTAAAGAATCCAGAGGGGACATCAATTACATTGAAGCAATCGTTTGTTTTTGCGAAGATAATGAAATTGAAATTGAATCAGTCCCAAAACTATTATCAAAACCATTGAAAGAGAAACTGAAGCACGATGCTCAGCAACTCAATTACATGAAACGTACTACTAAAGGTATTTTGCCCCTGTGACAGGATTTGACGCTTATAAAATGTATCTCGCAGTTAGATCACATTTTACTAGATTAGATTATGATTTTTTTAAGTTCAACGGAAAGACAAAAGCATCTGAAGCAGCGTTCAATAAACGAAAAGATATCTACACGTTCAAAAAGTTAGCAGCAAAGAAAGACGCTAACGATATCTTATATTACTTTGTGTCCAATTTTATCATGGGTGCATCGTATGTTCGTCAGTTTAATGACGGTAATTACACTAAGTGGAAGACAAATCAAGAGTCATTCACTTATAAATTCAAACAAGACATTGATAAATTGTTAGATGGGATTCCACAACCTTATGAGGAATCTTTTGACTCCTTATTCAAAGCAGAGAAAGGTAAGCATCCCATTCTAATTAAAGAGTATTATGGTAACGAAATTAGTTTAGAAACTTTGGTAGTTCTTGACTATTGTCTGGGATTTGTAGACAATTTTAATAAAGTATTGACTGACCCAGTATGGAATGAAACTTCTACACTAATTGTTAAGTATGCTCCATTCTTGACTATTGATTGCAAGAAATATAAGAAAGTCGTATTAGAAACAATGAGTAAAAAACTATGACATTTTTCCAATCTGAAAACGTACAAGAAGAGATTAATAATATTTTTAAGTTCTACCAGAAACTATCATACAAGCAAAATAGACTTGCAGGTATGAATAAGGAGGAGAGGTTAGATCATATAGATAAGACAAAAGAACTTGTTGAAAAACAAAAATTGTTCTATACTAGACTTGCACTTGCTGCAATGGAAGATCAGGAAGCATCTGATCTAAAAACTAGAATCAATGCAATGTCACAAGCATTTGGTTACCGAGATCTCGGTGATTGTTTTGACAGTATGATTGAACACCTTGATAACGCTAAGAACAAAATTTCATGACTGCTATTGTAGGGAATACTATCTTCCCATTTGGACCTGGCATTTATGCCGCCAATCTGACTGATGATGATGTAAATGTTATCCTTGAGCATGCTAAGAATGAACAGCGTGACGATGCCAGTATGGGTCTGGTAGGTAACATTCAAAAAGAAGTCTGGTGTACAAATGATTTCATTCAGGATGTAATTACACCCATGCTCTCTCCTCATGTTCAACAATACATGAATGAGTTGAGTATTGCAGGACGTATTGGTCCTTCAACACCCATTGCATACAACGCTGCTCGTATTGAACAGGGAGCAGAAGGTAACGAGGCAAAGTTGAACACAGATCTACGAGTGATCAACGCATGGGTAAATTTCACGGAATCAGGACCTGATTTCAATCCACCACATATTCATAACTGTGATCTAAGTTCTGTGCTATACTTAGATGTGCCTGACAAAATGGATACGATTCATCCAGAGTCTCAGACACACTGGCGCAACAACGGTCTGACAACATTCCAATATGGAATCTCAGCACCATTTTCTGTCAACGAATTCGTAGTGCCCAAACCTGTGAAAGGATTCTTAATTATTTTCCCTGCAAACTTGACACATTGGGTCATGCCATACTATAATGCAGAAGGACAGAAACGAGTCACCATGTCTGCTAATTTCCAAATGGATCAGACTGCTACTGCAGCACCATGGCAACGCAAATATGAGTGGGAATCGCCACTGCCTAAATAGTACGCTACGAATCATACAGTAGCAACAAGCCAAATAAACAAAAATACGGAGAACATACATGTCTTTTGCAAGTCTGAAGAAGTCCAGTGCAAGTTCCTTTGCTAAACTCACACAAGAGATTGAAAAAATCTCAAACCCAAGTGGAGGTGGAGGAGCGGATGAGCGTTTTTGGAAACCTGAACTGGATAAGAGTGGCAATGGTTATGCTGTCATTCGCTTTCTTCCTGCTCCAGATGGAGAAGATATTCCTTTCGCTAAAGTCTGGAGTCATGCGTTTCAAGGACCAGGTGGTTGGTACATTGAAAACTCTCTTACGACTCTGAACAAGAAGGATCCAGTCGGCGAACTTAATCGTCAACTCTGGAACTCAGGCAATGACTCTGATAAAGAGATTGCCCGTAAGCAAAAGCGTAAACTGTCCTACTACGCTAACATCATGGTTGTGAAGGATCCTCTTCACCCTGAGAACGAAGGACAAATCAAACTTTATAAGTTTGGTAAAAAGATTTTTGATAAGATCATTGAGGCAATGCAACCTCAGTTTGAAGATGAAACTCCAGTCAATGTTTTTGATCCTTGGGGTGGTGCTGACTTCAAACTAAAGATCGTTAAGAAAGACGGATTCTGGAACTACGACAAGTCTGAGTTCACTTCCCCTTCACCTATGTTCGGTGGAGATGATGCTGAGATTGAAGCAGTCTGGAACAAAGAGTATTCTCTCTCTGCTTTCACTGACGCAAGCAACTTCAAAACTTTTGAAGAGTTGGAGACAAGACTGAACTCAGTATTGAATTCCAAACCCGCTGCACCTAAGTACGATGAGTCTCTAGAGGATGAGTCAGAAGGTCTGCACAAACCTGCAACCTCAGACTGGACTCAAGAGATTGACGCAGTTAAAGAGAAAACCGTAGCAGCAGCACCTGCTAAGGACGATGATGACGTAATGTCATACTTTGCTTCTCTCGCATCTGAAGAATAATGAAATTGTTTCCCATCCTTCTCGCAGCATCGGTAGTTGGAGCGCCAGCGATGGCGCACCATCGCCATTCATGGATCGTTAATGAGTATGATTATATTCAAGAACGCGATCGTCATACATGTACTAAGTTGAAAGTAGAAGTTACACAATATAGCGACGGAACAAGCGTAAAAAACTTTCGTCGTCTACCATGGAGACGATGCTTGAATGGATGGAAACATCACCATCATCATCACCGCCATATCATTAAAGAAGATCAATATCCTAACATTGGTAGAGTTGATGAAGATGGAAACTCTTGTGTTGAAGGAAGTGTTTTAGGGGGTATCGCAGGCGCTGGTCTCGGTGCTGCTCTTAGCAGAGGAGACGGAAGACTCTGGGGAATTCCTGCAGGTATCGTTGGAGGTGCCCTTGTGGGATGTCAAGTTGATGGTGGTTAATATAACTTAAAACTGATTGTGTAGAAAAAATAAATGATGTTTCAAGGGGCAAAGTACCTATGAAAATATCAGGAAATTCAAATAAATAGTAGCGTAGGATCTGGACAGAACGATGAAATAAAATTCCTTTTATATTATGAATCCTAATTAGGATAGACCATATGCACAATTTACTTTCAACGAATCAGCTACGAGGTTGGATGCTTACAGATAAAACTATTGATAACACACAAGAAAAGATCAACGATTACTTTGATTGTATCATAGAGTGTAACGATACCGAATCTGCATGCACCAAGACTTGTAAGACTCTCTTAGAATAGAGACCCCCTAAACCAAAAATGCCCTTTGAATCAAAAATACCCCGAGAAAAAATTCGGGGTATTTTTTTGTCTGTAGGGTTTTTTAGTATCCGCCGCCGTAACCGCCACCAGAAGATCCAGAACCAGAACTACCGCTAGATCCACTAGATCCAGAACTACCGCTAGATTCAGAACTGCTACTGCTACCGCTACTACTTGAAGAACTGCTAGAAGTGCCAGAATCGTATGTAGAAGTATCGCCACCACTTGCTGTACCTGCATCAGAGGCAACTTGTACACCTTGAGAAGCATCTGCTTGTGTTTGAGTCACAACTGCTGCACCAGTAGTTGTCATACCACCGCTAACACTCAAGTTAGTAACAGTTCTACCAGTTCCCGAGTATGTGGAACTATATTGACGACCAATACCACCACCGATAGACTTACCAAGGAATCTTTCTGCAACAGAGATGGTAGTTTTCTTGACTCCATTTTCATCAAGTTCATCATGAGGTTCATATCCGAGTAAATCTTCAAATTCATCAATAAACGCTTCTAAAGCATTTGGAAGAGTGACGTATATATTCCTTTTTAACTCATTTTCGTAATATTCATATTCCCAGTTAGAAACAGGAAATCTTGCACTCAAACCACTAATGGTAATACCATCAGGTTTAGTATATGAGAAGGAATCATCTACCCAAGTACCTTCTTCTACTACAACCCTATCACCCCATTTGATTTCTCTAGTTTCGTAATGATGAATGCCATCAAGCGCATCATATTTTTCTTTCGTGTAATATTCTAATTCTCTTCTACTTTTTGGCCATTGTGTGTAGACATCTATAATATTATTAGTTAAAAGAACTACCCAGTCTAATTCAGCGTCACCGTAGAACTTTTCAGCAATTTGATCTGGTCTTTCACCATCTTCAATAGATACCTGCTCAAAGAATTCCGTATACTTGGCAAGATCCTCTCTCGCTTTAACTCTACGAAAGATGTTCTTTACAATAGTATACTCTTGTTGCCTATCAGAGTTTGCCCCTGTGCCAACGTAGATATCTGGTAAGTATGAGAAATATGCAGGCATTAGTATCCAGCGATTGCTTTTTCTTGTGTTACGATAGATGTTTCAGTGAATTGAAGATCTAAAGTGATTGCAGGGACGTAAATCATACCAGGTGCTTGACCTTCTTGTAGATTTCCAACATCTCCTGAAAGTAATTCACTATTCTGTGCTTTATATGCATTTGCGAGTCTTTTACTCTTGATAGCAACATATTGCCCATCAGGAGTATAATTCACTGACATTCCAGTGCATACAGAATAATCTATTTTATAGTGATCAAGATTCTGAATCTTAGTATCTTTACCGATTCTAACAAACTGAATCAAGAACTTATCTGGTACAGTAAGAAATCTCTGTGCTGCACTTGATTTAGTCAACAGACCACCTAGACTTCCACCATCACCATCACCGCCACCAGCAAATGCAGGAAGCATTCCAACTTTGAACATTTCAAGAATGTCTTGAATGCTCTGTGCTTCTTTTTCACTTCTGGCGACCATTTTGAAGTTGAAATTAAAGGTTCTAAAACCTACACCTTCAAAAACCTGTTCGGAGTAAGGGTTGAATACCTTACCTTGAGAGATGGCAGTTAATGTGTTTGGAGAGATACCATCAGTATTAAGACCAACTAGTGAACCTACACCTTGAATACCTTGTGCAAGGTTATTGAATGCAGACTCTGGAAGACCTGCCTTTGCTGCTTTTTGAATAGATTGAGCAACATCAGCAGAACTATTTGCAGCAAGAGCACCAGTTGCAGCCCTACCTAAAGCACCTAAGTTTGCCTGTTGGTAGTTTGCAGCATAATCAGCAGATAGATTCGCAGGCATTGCAATATATGCCGACGTAATCAACTGCTTGTTTGTTTTATTAGTATTGTCTGGTACGTTGAAGTATTGAGCACCACCCGCATTCTTGAAAGAATACCTAGAAAATTTTACATAGTCAGCAAATTCTGGTTGATAACTATCTGTAAAACTCGGTCCTAATTCAGCAAAAGGTAACTTCTCTGGATACTTAAGGGTGACCGCTGTTGAACTTGCCACTATAAATATATGTAATGGTCCAATTATATTTATGCGTTATCAGGGGAAGTATCGTCCATCCTTTCCAAGAAAGTACCGTGGAGACGTTCGGAACATAGTGTACCGCTCGTCTTGGGAGTATAAATTCATGAAATGGTGTGATGTAACTCCAACTGTAACTGAATGGGGAAGTGAAGAGATTATTATCCCTTACATATCACCTGTAGATGGTAAAAGACACCGTTATTTCCCAGATTTCTATGTAAAGGTAGGAAAAAAGAAATATATTGTAGAAGTCAAACCATTCAGGCAAACGTTAGAACCAAAAACTCAAAAAAGAGTTACCAAACGATATATAAATGAGGTTGTTACATACAGTGTCAACCAAGCGAAGTGGAAAGCAGCGCGAGAGTTCTGCAAAGATAATTCTCTAGAGTTTATGCTCATTACAGAAAAAGAACTCAAAGTATAATGGCAGTTAATTTCACAGATAGAAGAAATAGAGATAATTCCTTTCAACAGTTTCAAACACTGATTAAGTCTGGAAAATCCTCACCTTCTCTTAATAATCTCTACGGAGTTGAATTTAGTCAACCTCGTGTTTTGCAGGAAGCATATGGTTCTGCATTAGTTCCTGGTGGAGTTTTATCTGGAGATCTTGCATTACAATTGAATCACTATGCCGAATCTATTGGTGCTCCTAGCAGAAACTTAACAACTGCTACCGTCAATAACATCGGATCTGCATACAAGTATGCAACTGGTCAGAGTCATGCTGAGATTTCAGTTAATTTCATCATGCCTAGAGACATGAAGAACTACACCTTCTTTGAAAGGTGGATGAATCTTATTCATAATGACACTTCGCAGTATGTTGATCTTTTAGAAAACTATACTTGCACCATGAAGATCTACAAAATGGAGCGTGGTCAAGGAAAGAAAGTATTTTATAGTGCAAGTGATTTAATTAAAGAGCAGAAAAATAATCCTGCAGATGCTACTACGAAGAAAGGATATTACTATGAAAACCAAGTAACAGGTGTATGGTGTTTAGCGGATGTATTTCCATACAACCTGAGCCAAGTTGAGCTGACTTCAGGTCAAGCAAGTTATACTACTTTTACAGTAGGTTTCCAATATAGAAATTTCAGATTCTATCCAAACAACGAAAATATTAAGTTAGGTTCAAAATACGAGCAAGCAGAGAGTCCAGAACAGAACTTCTTAAACAGTCTTGGTACTGATGCTGCCAAATTCTTCCAGAATACAGATGGGCAGTATTTAGAACTGTTTGGCAATACATTTGACTTCGGACCTATTGCTAAACCTGAATTTTTTGACTTTTCTACCAACTTTGATTTTAACCAACCGCCAGGTACTGAACCTCTTAACTTCTGGAGTAATACAGCACCTGACAATAATGGCTAAATACAATTAATGAAGTGAATTCTATGGCATTACCTAAATTAAACGTTCCTCGCTATGAATTGAAAGTCCCGTCAGACGGGCAGCGAATCAAATACCGACCTTTCCTTGTAAAAGAAGAAAAATTACTCCTTTTGGCAATGGAGAGTCAAGATCAGAAAATGATGATTGATACAATTCAAACATTACTTGAAAATTGTACTAATTTATCTAAAACTGCTATCAAGGGTCTTGCTACCTTTGACTTTGAATATATCTTTTTGAATATTCGTGCAAAGTCTGTCGGTGAATCAGTAGAGCTGAGAGTTACTTCTCCTGATGATGGAGAGACAACTGTACCAGTGACTGTGAATCTTGATGAGGTGCAAGTGCAATTTGACGAAGGTCATGAAAAGACCATTAATATTAATGAGTCAGTGTCTATGGTCATGAAGTATCCAAGTATGGATATGTTTGTGAAAAATAACTTTGATCTTGATGATGCAAACAAAGTAGATACTCTGTTTGATCTAACCATTGACTGTATTGAGTCAATTGTTGAAGGTGAAGACGTTTATCCTGCATCTGATTCCTCTAAGAAAGAATTAAATGAGTTTCTAGAGCAGTTGAATTCTCAACAGTTTCAGCAAGTGCAAGCTTTCTTTGAGACCATGCCTAAGTTAAAGCATGACATTAAGTTTACCAATCCTAAAACTAAGAAGAAACAGACCGTCACTCTGGAGGGACTGGCAAGTTTTTTCGGGTAGCCCTTCTCCATACTAATCTACAGAATTATTATGAGACTAATTTCGCTTTGATGCATCATCATAAGTGGGATCCTGAATACTTAGATAACATTATGCCATGGGAGAAAGAGATCTATGTTAATCTCTTACTCAAGTTTTTGAAGGAGGAGGAAAAGAGATATAAAGAGAGGCAAAATAGTCGCAAATAATGGCTACAAAAATCAAACCTCATAAACTAATTTCAACATCCATCACTTCGGCAGAATCTGGTGGGTTAAAGTTCCCTAGCTCAGTTAACAAGTCAGTATATTCTATAACTACATCTTTCAATCAGATTGGTAAGACGTTAGAGGGTATTGGAAAGACAACTGAAAGTATTAGGGATATAGTTGTTGCTAGAGGTACTTGGTTAGAAAATCAATTAAATGAAACAAAAAGACTTTCTGATTATAAAAGAGATCAGGAAGCAGAAATTGAAGCAGAAGGTGGTACGCAAGATGGTGCTGCCAATGATGAGACAGAAGATGAAACCGAAAAGTTAGTCAAGAAGCAGAAAGGTCCTCTTGACTGGTTAGAGAAATTTATAAAACCTTTTGAAAATTTAATCGCATGGGTGTCTAGAACATTCATTTCAGCAGCTCTCTTCAAGTGGTTCTCAGATCCAAAGAATCTGGAGAAGATGGAAAACATCTTCAAGACACTGTATGATATTGGTAACTTTGTATTCAAACTAGTTACATTCAGTATAGGAGCAATATTAGACGGGTTAGCTGGTATATTCGGAGGTGCCGATAAGTTAAAGAACGGTAACCTTGGTGGCGCTTGGGATATGTTCAAGGGTGTCGGTTTGTTCATTACTGGCATTGTATCTCTAAAAGCAATAAGTTATCTGTTAAATCCATTTGGACTCATCAACGACATCTTGATGTTGATGGATATGCAGGAACAAGCGCAGAACATGAGGGATGCTGCTGACACTGCTGACATGGTGGAGGATGCAGCCGACGCAAATAAAGCACGAAAGGTAGCTCAAACTCCAGAAGATCTTCAGAAGGCATACAAACTCAAGAGTTTAGAGCAGGCAGAAGAATTAGATAGATTAATTAAGGCATCTGGTCAAACTGCAGAAACTTTGTCCGATGATGCTATGCAAGCACTCGTCAAACAGGCGAGACGCAATAAACCAGCAACACTTTTAGGAAAAGCTTCTAGTTTTTTCCAAGATCAAACTGATAGGGCGTTAAAAGGACTCACAGAATTAAGAGATTTCCTAGGAGATAAAGCAAAGTATTACAAAGATATCTTAGTAGAGAAAACGCAAGAAATGCTTGCCAAGGGCAGAAAAAGAGCAAAGAGTTTATGGGCTGGCATGACAGACTTTGGTGCTGAAATGTATGCTCGTATGAAAACCACAGCACAGAAAACGTATGAAAATACTCTTAATGCTGCAAAGAAAGGATGGCAGAAGGCAGGTGATTTAGGCAATGCTTTGAAGAAAAAAGCAGGCGATAGTATGTCTTATATCAAAGGTGGTTTTGATAGTCTTGCAGAAAATACGAAGAAGTTAGCTCAGAATGCAGTAATAGAACCATTAAGAAAACCATTTGAACCTTTATTGCAAAAAGTCAAGGGATTTGGCGAAGCTATACTGTCAAAATTCTTGAAGACACCTATAGGCGAGATGATGCAGAATTATCTTGTTAAAAAAGGTTTGTCTATAACGAAACCTGGAGGTTTACTTAAAAAGATTGGCGGTAAGGCATTACCTATTGTTGGTGGTCTTGTTAACTTACTGTTTGCTGCTGATCGTTTAGTAAGTGAAGATGTTGTTGGTGCTGGATTTGAATTTGCATCTGCTGCATTTGACCTGTCAGGTGTATTTGGAAACGCAGCAGGTCCTGGTATTTCATTAGCAATGGATATATTCTTATTGCTTAGAGACTTAAT